AAGCATTTGAGCTTTCCGAGCACTCCACTGTCCCGGCTTTCCGCCCTTTCCACCTGCTTTAATAGAATTAAACATGCGCTTTCGCATTTCGGGTTTTGTATAGTTACCAGCTTCGTTTACACGAGACTTTGGTTTTTTAGTTGCCCCACCTGTAGCTTTTTTAACTACTGGCTTTTTCTTAGCTGGTTTCTTTTTAGATTTACCTGCAGTACTCAAAGCAATAGCTACCGCCTGTTTTTGAGGACGGCCCTCTTTTTTAAGTTTACGTATATTTTTGGATACCGTTTTTTTAGATTTACCTTTTGCTAAAGGCATTGCTTTAACCTACTACTATTGTAGCATAAACACTCGTCGCAACAGAGACGTGAACTTTATTAGCTGCTCGTATACCCGCCTCTTCAAGATAAACATTTGAAGAACCACCAGCAGGAAGACCAGCTTTATAAAGCACAGTACCGGCTGCAGAAGCATCACGAACTACTAACTCAGTAAAAGCATTACTAGCATTAGACCAATCGATGCCACGAATACGAGTGGGATAATCAGTAGCCGTTGTAGTTGAGTCCACATAAATAGCAGTAACATTAGTAGACATAATTTTTTCCTTTTATCTTATAGTAAAAGGGGAGCGCCAACAAAAAGCTAACGCTCCCCTCTAAGACTAGACTACTTGCCAGTTATCAGGAAGAACCCTGATTACCAACCCAGTTACGCCAATCCGACCAGCCGAAGCTGTACCGTTCACGAGCTTTGAAGCGAAGGTTTCCGGTATCGAAATCCGGTTCCATCTTCGTAGCCAGCGGAGCACGAGTAAACATTTTCGTGCCATTCGGAACGTCAGTTTTAACAAACCAAGCATTCGTATCGGTAAAGCGATGGTTAACAAAGCAACCACCCGGCATCACACCCATCGAACGAATCGCGTTAACGTCGTTCGTGTTCGTAATACCGTCCGTACCCGCCGTAGCCGTCCGAGTGCTCAGATCAGAGTAGAGAACTTTCTCTGCCGTGAACTGAAGGTCCGGCGGAACATGCAGCGAACGCGGCATAGCACCGATAAGAATATCACGGTCGTCTTTCAGCTTCTGAATCGTGATAACTGCCGTTTCAAGCGAAGCTTCCGAAAGGTCAGCACCCGTCAGGTTATTGTCCTGAAGGGAGCCGCCAACGGTCGGATGCGAATCCGAGAACAACGCAACACCATCACCACCAGCATAGTTAGCATCGAATCCGTTATTAAACACATTCGCCGCTTTAACCTGCTTGGTAGAAGCCATAGCACGAGCAAGCGCACGAGCACGAATTTTAGCAAACGTGTCGTACAGGTTGTCTTCCATAGCTTCTTCAGTGACAGCAAACGCAAGAGCAATCGTCTCATGCGTATACCGCGAAGTCCAGCTTTCCTGAGCCGTGTCATATTCAACAGCCGCACCTTCGGCCTTCACAGGAGCTTCACCGAAGGCAGTCATCAAGACTTCTTCTTCAAACGCCCGATCAGAGTTTTCCGTCTCATAAAGAGGAGCGTGCTCATCTTCAATCGAGTTATACTCAATGCCGAAAATAGCATTAAGGCCGGGAAGAAGCTGTTTGGAAATATTTGAGCGATTAATAGCCATTTTTCCTACTTCCCTTAGTTAACCGAGAGATAAGCGTCAATGTGCTGCACGATCCGAACCAAAACCTTCGGATTTGCATCACCTAACTCATTACTCGGAATGTCATACGAACCAACGACACGAACCATCTGAGCGATGGTAGTGTCACGGGTAGCAACCTTGATACCCATGCCCGAACGACCAGTTAAAGTACTACCCGAACCCAGCGTAACCGCAAAGTTCGCGCTTTCCACATCACCAAGCGAGACAGTCGCGTCAGCCTGCATAACATAAATAGCAGACGGATCATCGACAACAAAGGCGTAAGGAGTAGAATCAGCCGACGAAGTAGACGCGGGCCAGTACTTACCGTACACCGGACGATTGGAAACGGGATCAACATACTCACAACCCATGAAAACACCCTGTGCAATATCAGTGGTCGTGACGATGGGCTGAATAGTACCTGCACTTACCTTAACGATATCTCCCGTAAAGATGTCGGAACCAAAACCGTTGGTAATACGATATCGATTCTGACCACCCGAATTGGGTGAGCTACCGCGCATACGTGCAGGAACAGCCCCATTTAGAGCTTTAGAAAGAGCCATAGCACTTTCCTCCTAACATATTAGAGTTAAAAAATTAGATCAACCATCAAAACGAGCGGATCGACCCGTGCTAACTCTGGATTTACTTGAATCGGTAACGGGAGCACGACGATCAGGACGATCATTACGCAGACGAGAATTTACTGCTTCTTCTAACTGCGATGTACGCTTTCGAATTGCAACGCGACGAGCCTCACCATATTCTATAGGTTGTTTGGCAAGAGCTACGTCACCACGAACAATACATCCAGCTAACGATCCTGACTCCATAACACGAAAGCCACTAGCCATTTCAGGACATTCATCAGCCATCACAAATTCCCAGCCTTCACGCTGTTTGCGACCTATGTTCTGATGATCATCCTGACCTCTAAGCATAATGCGTATCCACATCAGCCCAAAGCCCTGATCTTCGAAATCGTTTTTTACGCTTTGCGGAATTGCAAGCCAATCGTCGTTTTCAAAGATTTCCATAGCTTCACGAGAAACGTTAACACGTTCTCGACTAGTACGCTTTGTTTTCTTTAACGTCTTCTTTTCTTCGTTCACTTCGTTTTCAAGTTCAACCTGAGCCATAATTTATCTCCGCGCTTTAAAGTACTGCAGTGTATTCGCCATCCGCTTTATCAGCTTTGGCTTTTTCGGCAGCATATCGTTCAAGAGGTATATTCCATTTTTTAGCTAAACGCACGTCTTCTTGACTGAGTTTAACTTTTTTTGGAGCAGGTGTGCGCGATTGCCCTGCGACCACTTGCTTCGGCCTTGACGTTTTGGCCGACGACGAAACTTCTTCCTCAATATTCTCTTCTACCTGAGTATTGTTCTCAGTAGAAAACTTGTGAGGTAATTCACTTTTCAGACGGCGATCCACTTCACGATAATAGTCATCTGAAGAAGGATCATAACCATTTTGTTTTAGTTCAGTATCAATAGCTAAAGCTACTGCCGTAGCCGTCTGATCTTGTCCAAACCAAGGATTACGCGCTGCCCAATCTCTTGCTTTAGGATCGTAATTTTCATAACCAGCATCGTTCTGTTGAGTTTCTGCAGACTGACGACGCTCTTCTTCTTGAGCAGCCATCCACTGTTTACGCTGGTTCAGTAATTTAAGTTCTGTCTGAGCATCGGACATTTCTTCTTGTGCTTTAAGAAGATTGTCCTGATCACCGTTATTATAAGCTTGTTTAAAAGTAGAACGAGCACTTTCAAGTTTCTGTTGAAGCTGCTGTTCAGTCGCTGTTACTAACTGCTCTTGGCTAGAATACTGCTGTTCTTGTGCTTTCTGCTGAAAAGCTTTTAGTTCAGCTAATTCTTTTTTCATAGCATTGATAGCTTCATCACGCTCTTTGCGCTGGCTAACTAGCTGACGAATACGCTTCTGCGCTCCATCAGTTTCAATGCCTTCTAATTCAGGAAGACCGTCTTCTGCTTCGTTCGTTTCAGAAATAACAGAATCAGGTTCTTTTTCTTTAACTTCAGTTTCAACAGTGGCCTCTATTTTAGGTTCAGGCTCTTCTGTCTTCACATCTGCATCTAGTTCAAAATCTACTTTATTCTGATCTTGACCCTGCTCATAAGAACTAAGGTCAAGTTCATTCCAATCATTTTCGTTCTCAGACATTTTTACTTTCCCGCAGTAGCGAAATCTACGTTAACGCTAGTATTAAACAGTTAGATCATGCATGGGATCAACGTCACTTGGATCATTGATACGCATCATAATTTGATCATCATACATAAGAATATAACGAATACCCTTATACACAAACTTCTGTCCACTGTGTTTAGTATAACACACAAAGTCACCCTCACAACACCACGGTCCCTTGGGAAACTTTTCAACATCCATATAAGCAGTATCTCCTACTTTAACTACTTTGCCAACAGTAGTAAGATACTTCATGTCTTCTTTAAACTTGTCAGGTAGCAAGATGCCACCCTTAGTTTCGCTACGAATAGCAAGAGGACGAATTAAAATATGATAACCGGGAATCTCAGGAAGAACATCAGGGTCTTCTATTTCTGAATTAGTAATCCAATCGTCATTCATAATTGAACGTCCCATTTGAGGTTGAAAAGTCACAGGTAACTCCGTTAGATTTAAAAATCATCATCGTCTTCGTTCATTTCACTTAGAACATTAGACATGTAATTATCTAACAATTTAACTGCTTGTGTCAACCCCTCATGTATTCCAGTTACAAAACGATATTCTTCAAAGTTTTCGCAATTACCATAAGCTAGTCGTTCTTTTATTTTTTCTTGTTCTTCAGCAAATATACTTTTAACTTCATCAAACTCTGAAAACATTTTTATATTTTCTTTACACCATCAGTAAAAAAAGATTGCTTCTTGAGCCTTTTCGGTACTTTTTTATAATTAGTGTTTCGTTTCTTTTTTATCTTTTTAAATTCGATCTTATTAGATTTCTGATACTTTTTTAAAGCCATTTCACTCTACTTAACTAAAGAACACGTCACGTTCTGCCGCACGGCGTCGAACCAATCCAGCAAGTTTTTCGCCACCAGCCTTTACAAATCCTTTGTCTTCATCAAAGAACTCTTCAGCCGCCCCTTCAACGTCACCCTGATTAAGTTTTCTCAAACCCTCACTACGAGCAATAGCACCTATGCCTACATTGTAAGCTAACGATTTAAGAGCTTCTTTCTGACCGGGAGTAACTTCTACCTGAAGCAAATCATCAAGCTGCCTATCAAGATTATCTAAATCTTCTTGAGCAAGAGCAGAAGCTTCTTCTTCAGTTATCTCATCTGGAATAGCACGGCCAGATGTAGCGGCAGTACCATAGCCTACAGTACGAACACCAACGGAATCGTCATAAGCTTTTTCTTCAAAACCCTCAAATTCTTTTATAAGGTCTAAAGAACTTTTATCCATTTTTCTTTCCACATCTTCTGAAATTATTTCTGTTTTTCCTAAAGATATTTTTGTATCTTCAAGCTCTTCACTTGGACGAATAGCAATACGCAAATCTTCTTCAGCACTCTCAGCATCTTCAGGCATCATAAGAGGAAGCAACTCAGAAGCACCTAGTTCTGATAGTACTTCTTTTGCTTGCTCGCCTACAGCTTTATCTTCCTGTTGATTACGTACCTCTTGTAAAACAGAAGTAATAGGTATTCCTGTTTGCTCTGCAATCTCTCTAATTCTGTCTCCCGCTGGATAACGATCCGCTTTTGGAATGTTAATCGGAGCACTGTCCTGCATACCTTCTTCATAAGTAGCCATTGCTTCTTCAGAAGTATCAACGGTCAGCCTTCCTAGAAGAGTATCGATTTCACGAACACCCTGCGAGTAGTCATCTACTGCGCCACCTTGAGCCATGTTTCGAGTTTCTGCTTCACGCTCTTTCATAAACATTTCACGCTCTTTAAGCATGGCACGAACAGCTTCAATAGCTAGTTTAGTTTCTTGATCTCGAATACTGGCTTCTTTCTTTATCTGCATATTGCCAGCATCTTTGAGAGCACGAATACGACGATCAACTTCTCTATCTTCTTTATCACTGATTTTAGAAGCAGCACGTAACTGAACTTCCTGCTGCTTAATAGCAAGCTCACGATTTTTAAGAGAAAGCTCTGCTGCGTCTTTTGTAGCTTCAATCTGCATACCTTCGCGTTTAATATCCAAGGACATACGCTCAAGTTCCATGCTTTGCTGTTCAAGACTCTGAACACTGTTAGCACCGCCCTGATTAGCTTGTAGAACCTGTTGAGCCGCTGCAGTAGTAAGCTCACCCATAATCTCAGGAGTAATCTCAGTATTAGTTTGCTGAAGTTGTTCTGCACCCATGTTAACAAGACCACCCATTTGTTCTGCATACTGAAGAACCATATGCTCACGAATGTTAGCCTGTAGCACAGGAACAACAGTCTGCATCATCGGATTCTGACCGAGTGTCGGGTCTTGAATAAAAGCAGACTTCACTGCAATGTGAGAGGCATGATCCTGTTCTGGAAATGCTTTAATAGGTTTGCCCTGAGATGCAGCTTGAATGTCAGTAATAGGATCGGCTGGCTGCGGCTGCATTGGGGCTGGCATGTACCGCTCTGGATTCTGAATATTTGAAGCAGACAGAATACCTAAATGAACCTGTCGTAAGTCGTACATTCCGGGCGGCGCTTGACTCGCCAACTGTAGCACCATTTGTGCCATAGCCAAGCGATGAGCAGCGGAGGGAATGTTAGGATCAGAAACAGGAATAACATCAACCCTACCATCAAAATCAGACTTAAAAATACTGGAGTCAATGTTAGGAATTTGATATGGGTATACATCAGGCAAAAACTCAAAGTTTAAACGTGAAAGAATACTAAACTCTTCACGCTGGCTGTGGTGTAGCCTTTTATGTACAGCACTAAAGAACTTGGCACCTGCCTCTAGCAGCGCCATAGTAGTTCCTACTGGACCGTAGTTCGTGGCATCAGCAACAATCTGATCAGTCGTGTCTGCAAACTTCTGGCCTGAAGACGTAAGAAAGCCCAGCATCTGAAACAGAACCTGAGACGGTTCTTTGTAAGGCAAAGGCACAATAGACTTTTGCAGGTCCATGCCTGTAGCTTCAACTTCACGAAACTCACCGGGAGAGATAGGATCGTTGCCACCCACAACACGAACGCCACGAGCCTTGAATCCACCCGGAAGATTAGAGAACTGACCCGCATCTACAAGACTACGAAGCGCAGCCGTTGCAGACATAGTAAGATTGCCCAGTAGATGAATAAGGCCAAGGCCATAGAATCCAAAACCCGGAACAAACTTGTAATGAGCGAAATAAGTTTCGCGCTCGCGCCTTACATCATCTTTATTAAAATTACGTCGTATAGCTAGAACTTGTCCGCTACTCTCTTCTACAGTGACGATGTAAGGATACGCTACACCATCAGGATCATTAAACGGTTCTGGAAGATCAAGATAGCAATGCTGTTCAAGAACAACATATTGCTGATCATAATCTTGAGAAGGTGCAAGACCCATCAGTGAGTCGATCTTCTGACCAAGCATAGACGGGTCAGGTGCAGAAGCTTGAGGAAGATCAATGTCTCGATACATGCCCACCGAAATTTCTTTTCGCAGTTCGTTGGGTGATCTATAAATTACATGTGTGTAACGATCTGCCCTTTTCAAATCGGGAGCATGATAAGACACGTAAAACTGGTCTACGGGAACAAACTCAGAACACGGACGTTCTATGCTTGGATCGTAGTAAATCTTTTTAAATGCAGAACCTACAAGCGGTAGGTGAAACAACATACGTTCAAATTCATCGAAGTACTCGCTGATCTGATCCGTAAGCTGGTAGTTCATGAACTGTTGTACACGAGTTGCCTGTGCTTCCTTTTCAGGATCAGCAGAGCCAACTATCTGTGTGCGTACCGGGCCACCCGGAGGAAACAGTTCAATAGATGCTTTACTTTGAAACTTGATAGCTGACTCAATAATCAGCGGAGAAACTGCAGTGCAAGCACCTTCGAAAGGTTCAGTAGTTTCCTGCAGCTTCAAGCCAAGCAGATCGAATCCACGTTCAAAAGTGCTTTCCCACTCTCCACGCGAATCACGATCTGCTTCAAACTGTTCGCAAACCATACTACCAATTTCTTGCAAATCATCATCATCAAGATATTCTGCAAGGTTGGCATAGTGATCTTCTTCAACAAGAGCAAGTGCGGCCATATCCTCACTTAGCTCTATGCCTTCTAGCTCACCGTCTTCTATTTCAATGTCTATTTCAAGATCAGCGCCATCATCGCTAATACTATCATCTAGGCCACCGGGAAGAACTTCAAATGGATTGCGTTCTACAGCCATTAGTTTTTATCCTTTACGAGCTTTACCGTAGCCCTGTCCTGTAGGACGGCCACACATTGCACCGCCCTCTTTGTAATTCATAACAGAACCGCCACCGGCATACTGCATCTTCATACGTTTAGCAGCGCCACCGTAAGCCATGCCGATATCATCGGAATCTTCTTTTTTCTTTTTACCTTTGCCCTTGTTGAGCTTTTTAAGATTACGCTCAAGCTGAAGCATTTCATTGCCTTCTTTAGCCTGACGCTCCATAAACCGACGTTCTTCTTCAGCGGTCATAGCATTACTGGAGCTAAACATTTCTCGCATGTCAGCCATAATATATTTCCTTTATTTAATTAGTTAGAACTCGCAAAACTCCAATATCCTCTTTTTGGAGATCGGTACATATCTTCATCTTCTTCGAAGTCAGGATCATTTGGATGTTCTACTTTCCAACTATCCCTCATATATAGCACAGCCATTACCATCGCATCAACCTGATCATCGTGGCGGCTGTGTGGAAAACTTGAAGCTTCTTCCAACAAAGTCATAGACCAGCTTTTCATAAGCGGTAGCCAAACGCGACCTGCCTCAAGAAAAGGAGTTATCGCATTTGCTCTACTTACTTTATCACGATCTGGTGTATATTCCAAAACAGGAAGACCTGCTCTGCGTAAGTCCTGTATCAGAGATTGACCACTAGCTTTCTTTTCTATCATAATAACATCTGGCTGATGTTTATCATATTCATCTTGAGCACGAGCACGTAGCTCTGGATACTCAAATCTATCTCGTACATTACCAAGAAGAATAATATGTGGAATCCACATCTCCACACCACGACTGTCTGTCTCCAGTGTTTCAAATATTCCCCATGTCTGCATCACAGAATAGTCAGCCGTTGTCTTTGTAGAAAAGGCTGTATCAAAAGTCTGAACAATAAAGTCACAGGGAGGAGGTGACTCTTCATTCCAACTGCGAAACCATTCACGCTTCATGATTCCGCCTTCAGCCGGAACCGGATTCTGCATGTACAATGATTCCCAATAACGAGAACCATTATGTCTTTTTATTTCTACTTCATCTGCTTTTAATACGTTATCAGGCTTCCACTCTGGAAAGTAAGATGAACCTACTGGAAGATTCAAAATCTGTGCTGCAGTTTCGTCCAGCCATGCTGGTATCTTGATAACTTCCCACGGATCAAGATTAGCGTCTTTATCTGCTTTTTCTTCTGCAGCCAGAAGCCAACCACATATATCATCTTCGTGATAACGAGTATTGATGATAACAACTGCACCATTGGGCATCAAGCGAGTACGAAGACCTGCAGGATACCACTCCTTAATATACCTACGACCTGCTTCACTGAATGCATCTTCTTCTGACATAACGTCATCAAGCAGTGCAACGTGTGCGCCACGTCCAGCAATCTGTGTTCTTACACCCGCTGCTACATACACACCGTTCTGATTTGTCTGCCACTTACCTGCAGCACGTACATCAGAGCGTAGCGTAACCTCTGGAAAGATTAGTTTAAATATTTCAGAGTTAACGACATCTCGAACAGAACGGCCAAAATCACTAGCAAGCTGATCAGAATGAGAGACTGAGAGAATTTCATGATTAGAATGTCTGCCTATGTACCATGCAGGAAAAAGCTTAGAACAAATAACAGACTTACTGGAACGCGGCGGTAGAAACACCATCAGTCTTTTAACTGACCCTTCTTCTACCTGTTGAAGCTTCTTACATATTACTTCAATGTGCCGACCCATCTTAAAGTCAGCAACTAGCTGCGGTGCAACAAGGCGAACAAAAGTAAGAAAGTCATTGCGAGCATTGCCTATGACAAGCTCAAACATTGCATCTCTTGCTTGAATCTGATCAGCAGATGCTTGTGCAGAGGACATTACTGTACTTTGTGATTAGAGCGTTGAAGCAATTCTTTTTCGTATAGAGTGTTAAACAAGTCAAACAAACCTATTGCTATGTGAGCAGCTTTGTCTCTTATTTCATTCATATCAGGATCAGGATTTCTAAACGAAGGATGACTGCAAATCTGACTATGCCAAATCTCAATCATATATTGAATACGATCCATAGCCTGTTTGTGTCCGAATGTTCCTACAGAATGTTCACCCGGAGAGTACTCTAACCTTCCTGAAAAAGAACTTGTATTATAAGGATTCTCCTCATCAAGAGGATTTACCTTTATAAATTCTTTAAACTCTTCTACATTCATATCAGATGAGCCTACTCTTCTTTTCCACCTGATATAACTTTTAATCCAGCTATCTCTGCTAATTTTGCTATATCCTTTTCAACTGCATCTTTGTCTGTGTCATTCGAAAAGGAGGACATTTTAATTTTACTTTCAGTACGATCCACAAACATACCAAGATGCTTTGCAACTGCTTCTATACTTCTATTCGCATTCGTATAGTCACCATTGTTCAGCGCATGTTGATACACTTCATCTAAGCGATGTAGAACATGATCAGCCGACCACGCCATACGATCAATAGCTTCATCTCTTAAATCATTGATACGCTGTTTAATCTTTTCCTGTGCAAACACACGAGAAGCTCTCTGTCTGTTTTCTCCATCAGTGTCTGCAAGAGCATAACCTGCTGCTTTGTAAGCCGTAAGCGTGTCACCCGTAGCAAGATACTCCATACAGAACTTTTCCTGCTTCGGTGACATTCCCGCCATGAACTCACCCTTTTTAAACTTGCGTCCCTTTTCGGGCCTTTCGAGCATTTCTTTTTCCTCTAAAGACAAAGAATTATCTTTCATTTTCTTATTATAAGTACGAACTTCTTTTTGAGCAAGACGTACATTCTGTCTTCTCTTATATTCTTTTCTCATTTCAGCTAGATCACGTCCTGCATAGTTGGTTGCGCGTTGGGACGCTAGAAGACAAATCTTATCTTTTAATTCTTTATCAGATAGTCTTCCGTACAGAACATGTGGAGGAGATTGAGTCATATGTACATATTAGATTCAGATAGATTCAGGTTGAATATGTTTATAAAAATAATAAGAAAAATAAAACCAGATTCAATATTAATCTATATTAATCTAAGCTGCTTCAAATCAAATACAAGATTAGAATATCATATTTTTGAAATTTACACAACTGTGGCAAATATGCAACAGGTTGCTTACGGGTCCCACAGTGGGGAAGCAGATAGGTACAGTATGTACGCTTGAGTGCGATATAGGTATCCTACTTTTAAAACAAGGGGGCCATTTTGAAATGCTGGTCATTTTGGGTGGGTGGGTTTACTCTATAAAAAAATGTTGGCCGCTTTTTTTTGCCCCCGGTCTGGCCTTTCGCCCATGTCGTTTTTTTCTGGACAAATCCGGTAAAGATGTTAGTCTAATAATTGTCAAGCG